CTTTAAGAAAAATTAATAATAAAAAAATAAAAATATTTTAAAAAATAAATAAAATTAGTTTAAGATTTAGTATTAAGTGATGATGATATTAGGTATATCAATGATTAATCGATTCTGGAACCTTTGTAAGTAAAGTTTCCTGTATGTTAGATAATCGATAATAACAACAACTCTATTAGCAAGGTATCTTTTAATAGGTATCTATATATGGAAATGATGGAAGAGTTGTTGATAATTTAAAATAAAAAAGTTGATTTTTAAAAATATAGTCAATTTTTAAGTCAGGAATGTATTAAATATTGTACAGGCGTAAACAATATGGTAATTGAAGGATTATATGGATTTATCCATAAAGAAGAGGCTACACCTTACTAAATATTAGTATAGTATTTTAATTCGAAGAAGAACCACAAATAACCGTTCTTTGGTCCAAAATCCAAGACACATATCAACGATCGTTATTGTTACTCATAAGTTATTGATGACGAGGCATCAGTAGCTGTAAATATAGAAAATTGTCGATAATAAAAAACTTTCGAATTATTACATGATCCTCAATCACCTGTTCGGGTTGTTGTTGCAGATAATTTAACGTACATTATCTCCCCGTACGCAGTGTATTAAAAATAAAACATAGAGAAATACAATATTATTAGAATTCCCACCACGATAAACTTAACAAGTAATGGGTATGAATGTTATGAATACTGTTTAGGTCATTATTTCTCTTAAAGGATAAATAATTACCCATTACACAACTTTCCAATTGTAGATAGAAAAACTTTCGATGACTCCTAAAAGACTTAAAATAAAGCAACAACTATTATTGCGTTAGTTTAAAATTAAGACGGGAGTGGACATGCACAAATTGGTATAGGCTTATTTGATGAAGTTTTTGTAATTAAATCTGTAAATTTTGATAGATATGCACCAATAGATAGAAATAAAATATTAAAATAATATTATCAAAATGAAGGATTATATAGCAAATATAATGAGAATAATAAAGACATAAAATTTTTCGAGAATCACCCATTGTTTTATGCTGCCATGGGATCCATATGTGATAATCAATATGCAACATTATAATATACGAGATATGAAAGACAAGTATGGTAAGCAGACAATGATTGTTTCTTCCAATTCTTTTTTAGAAATTATGAGTAATCATTCCAAATAGAATCATATCCGTTAAAAGTGTAATATAATGGGGAAAAGAAAAAGAATATGTTTTTCCAAAAAGATAATTATGTAATTGGAATGATTAAGCCTGAAGACTGTGAATACATTCTGTATGAACCTGAAATATGTTAAATAGATAAAATAAAAGAAACCAATTAATAAGAATGGACAAATCAGATTATTAAATAATACAGTGTCAGGGAATACGGTAAAGTTTATAGAAATAATAAATTTTGTTATGATCATTTAAATGGCAAAATAATTGTCCCACCATCAGGATTTTGTATGATAAATTCCCTATTATAACTGATAGATTTTTCAGATTAGGAGAATTTTGACATAACTAGTTACGTAGATGTATTAAAAGCCTACCACAAAGATGAATGTTTAAGTCATGATAAGGTTTAATAAGCTTGTGCTGATTTTGGTATCAAGAAGGTATATATTTAGAATTAATAAGACATGTAAAATTTTAAATCAAATGTTCCTTGTTTATTATCTATTAAACAGCAAGGAAATCTTTTCCACGTATGTGCTTTCGTTGTCCGAAAATTCAAGTATTTTAGATTCTATGAAAATATGTGCAGTCAGTAATAACAATAATAATAATAATAATTTAAAGATATCAATAGAGCCACTAAAGTATCAAAAAGTAAATAAATGAAGATTGATATCAAAAAATAATAACGGGGATCTACAAATAAAAACATCAAAATGAATTAATTAATTAAACGTGGAATAAAAATACATGACAATAAAAGTGATTTTAAATTAGATTTAGACTTACATTAGTTGAAGCATTAATAAGTAGAGAGTAAAGAAGAAAAAATTATTTTAAATGAACTCCCCGAAGTATCAGAATATTACCGCATGACAGAATAATACAGGAATAGCATTTTTAAATCAATAAGATTGTCTTTATAATAATACATGCCAGGCATTGTATTTACTTTGCCGAAAAATAGTACTGATGATTTAAAATGTTTATAGTGGATCAACGAGATCGAAAAGGAAATATACCATAAGGAATAACTAACCTAATGGATAATTAACTCTGAGTGCTAAGTTAGATTGCTATCTAAATTTTGTAAGAATATGTTTCCTAATTATTGGTTTAAGGAGCCAACCACTTATTCAAAAGAATGGTAATAATCATTTAACCATTGTTTATTTGGAATGTAATCACTGAAAGAAGAAGGTGTATAATTAACATAAGAACAATTTCTAGAGAAAATAAGTGCCATTAAAAAAGATCAATTTTAAAAATAAAGAACTTATCAAATAAATAAACTTAGAGGCGTCAAAGGATAAATTGGAGAAACGTAAACATTCAAATAAGTTAAAGATAAGTTTATAGCTAAAGAAACATAAAAGAAATAGGATACTTAACCTTAAATTTTTAAAGGAAAATGTATGAAGAAACTGGGAAATAATTTGTAATAAAAGAAAAGTAATGTATCTATACAGATGAAAAAACACAATCCTATTAAGTAAAGAAAAGAGTAACCAAGAAAACTTAGCGAAAATAGCATCCAATAATTGATAGTTACAAATGTGAAAAAAGATGAATTTGATAAAGCAGATTTCTTTAAATATTTGATCGATGCGTAAGATCGAAAAGAAGAAAAAATAGATCAAAATGGAGTCATATAACGGAAAAAGAAGGTTAATGAATCTTGTTATGGACATAAAGTTTCATTATGTGCATCATCGCAAACTATATATCGTGATGCCTAATTAGGCGAGAAAGTTGAAAAGATGATTTATAAGGAAGAAATGTTGGACCTATTTATCGTCCATATGTTTAAATACTTCTTTGAGAGCCAACCTTGGGGAGATCAATTATTATATTATATGTAATATGATAAGTCATATACATAATAAATTGGAGGTTAATAAATTCTAATC